CAGCAAAGAGACATTTGATGAACTACTTCATAAGTATCGTTCAATGTCTATCCCCCAACAACTCGATAATATCAGAGAATTAGGTAGGCAATTAGATAAACAATTACAGACAATTATAGGACAATTAGATAAGATAATTGAAACAGACTTTGACCCTGATAAAGTAACATGTACAGTAGATGATGAAGAGGTAGATTGTAATACTTGGGAGCATCAAGAATGACTTATATTGTTATTACTATTGTCCTTGCAATTATCATATTTTCATTATACCTTAAGTCCTTTAATCCACACTAACACAATGACAATTAGCATCAGATACATTCCAGTTATACTAACAGGAATAGTAGTAATTGTAGGTTTAAATGTATTTGCAGCAGTAAGAGATAGTAGAGCATTTAAACAATTAGAAGAGAAGAATATACAACTTAATAGAGTACAAGATGCACAACCACAATATCAACAACTACAAGTAATTCCCTTCATTAATTAATCACATGAACACCACAATTCGTTACTCCTTTCCAGATGATCAAAAGTACAGATATATGAGTTTTAATACATATGAACAAGCACTAAAATGCATTGAATTGTTAACTCAAATTAATGCCAAAGCAGAGGTAAAAGTATGAACAATTCTCCCCCTAATAGAGGTAGCGCGGGTATAACATCTATGAGACATTATGAATGGAATGATGAGTTTTATAAGGCAATATGTAAGGAAGAAGAGTATAACAAGTATAATAGAATAAGAGAGAGTTTTCCACAACAATCTTATGATAATCTGTGGAAAACTAAGATAAACTGGGGAAAAAGGTTAAATTAAATGTATATGAGTTTTATACAGACCTGTGGAAAAGTATAATAAATAGAGGGTTAATTAGGTCACTAAATGTATCTGAGAGTAGTGATCTTGGGGAGCATTATATCATAATCTCCCCCAAAAGTCAAGAGAGTATGTATAACACTCTCTGAACTTTTATCTTTCTCTGATAAGGGATTTTTATAAATATGGGTATTGACATATTTTGCTTATTAGACTATACTATTATCAGTAACTAACAGTCCTCCCAATCTCATGTCAGTTTCTTACTACCAAACTCAACAAAAGCATGTAAGAGTAACACTAGATCTTACAGTAGAAGATGATTTTAATGCCAGACAGATTGATTGGAGGAAACTGTTTGAATTAGATCAAAATGAGAAAGTAAATGTACATGTAGAAGACTTAGATAACGTGTGGTAACTGTTAGTCCTGAGTAAGACTTTAAACTGCTTGATGTTAACTTATCATGGTTTAATTATGTCCACTAATTTCGCACTATTTCTGCTATCCCAAGCAAACAATGGTAATGAAATCTTAGCAGTGCTTGATGACATCGTAGAGGTGACAGATACAGTCCTATAAGTGTTAGTTAGAGTAGACAGTTGACATTATAACTTATACGTGTTAATATGGGTATGGGTGCTAACAGTTAGTGCCCATACTTATTAGTTTTAGTATTAGTGAATGGACAGTTGTTTGTGTGGGTTTATGTTATTTTATGGGGTGCGTGATCGAAAAAAAGCATACAACCCTAACCTACAGAGGTGACAAATTGAGAGAGATATATAAAAATAAAAAAAAATTTTCCTAGGTAAAAAAATTGCCCATGAAGTTTTTACTCTTATTACCTTTTAGAATAGGTAATTTTTTTATGTGGACTGCCCTTGGAATAATTGCAGTAAACATATATAAACTAATCACATAATAAGGATGACAGAAGACACCACCTACCACATATATGCAAAGGATAGGGTACTTTATCATAATTTAAATGAAGAAGATTTTGAAGAAAAATGGCAACTACTCAATGTAATGATAGGGTTAATTAAAACAGATTACACTGAAGAAGATTTGTCTTATATTAAGTTAAGCCCCAAAGTGGGGGTGGGAGGTCCTGGTAGGGTTAACTATAATCCAGATATAGAAGAACATAGTTATTGACATATACATATAATTACTCTATAATTGAATTGAAGGTATTACACAGTTATGGCAAAAGGATTTACCGTAAAGGCAGCTTCTCCTAAACCTAAAAAAGAGGAATGGGATTATACTGGTATTAAAGAAAGAATGAAAGGAAAGACAATAGTATTTTGTCTACCTGGTCGTGGATGTTCTTACATCTTTTTAAAGAATTTTGTACAGTTATGTTTTGACATGGTACAAAATGGAATGAGTATTCAGATCAGTCAAGATTACTCATCTATGGTTAACTTTGCACGTTGTAAGGTATTAGGTGCTAATGTATTACGTGGACCTAAGCAAATACCTTGGGATGGTAAATTAGAGTATGATTATCAGTTATGGATTGACTCTGATATTGTCTTTAACACAGAAAAGTTCTGGCAATTGTGTGATATGGCAATACCAGCAGAAGGAGAGGAGAAGAGGATTAGTGCAGGATGGTATGCTACTGAAGATGGCACAACTACCTCAGTTGCTCACTGGTTAGAGGAAGATGATTTCAGAAAGAATGGTGGTGTAATGAATCATGAAACTGTAGAGACTATGAGTAAGAGAAAGAAACCTTTTACAGTAGATTATACAGGATTTGGATGGGTATTAATTAAGAAGGGCGTATTTGAAAGTTTAGAGTATCCTTGGTTTGCTCCTAAGATGCAAGTCTTTGAATCAGGTGCAGTACAAGATATGTGTGGTGAAGATGTTAGTTTTTGTTTAGATGCAATTGAGAAAGAATTTGAGATATGGTGTGACCCTAGGATTAGGGTAGGACATGAGAAAACAAGAGTTATCTAGGAGACCTCTATGGCACTTACTAAAACAGTTGAAGAATCCCTAAGGGAAGCACAATCACATTTAAGGAATGCTCTTGCATTTAGTGCAAGAAGTGAAGAACCTTATATTAGTAAACACATTGCTGATTACTTGAATAACATTGAAAGTCTTATTTCTGCTATAGATCTAATAGAAAGAGCTGATAAAGTCATTAAAGAATTGGAGGAATAATTATGCCGGTCAAAAAATCTCTCTCTGGTACCGAATTTGTAGAAAGCATACCTAAAAAAACCTATCAAGGAAGGGGAAAACACACAAAATATGCTGCTACTAGTGCCAACAAACCTAAAAAAAGGTATAGAGGACAAGGAAAAAAGTAAAGGGGTCTAAGGACCTCTTTTTTTTACGTATAAACCCTCATAAATAACTCATATTTACCGTTTTTTCATGCCTGTAGAAAGGGTTAGTAGGGGATTCAAGGACATTAGCATGTCTTTTAAGATAAATCCCATCACCAATGACCTTATAGGTGTCAAAGATGACACTGCTATATCACGTTCTATTAGAAATTTGGTGCTTACAACTCCTGGCGAACGTTTTTTTAATGAAGATTTGGGTTCTAGAGTAAGTGAAACTCTATTTGATACCCTAGATGACATTTCAGCATCAGTTATTAGGGATGAAATTGAAGAAACTATCAATGAATTTGAACCTAGAGTTAAATTAATTAACGTAAAAGTCAAACCTGACTTTGATAACCATGTTTTTGATGTTACTATTACCTATGATATCATAGGAATTGATGCTCTTCCTCAACAATTAAACTTTGCACTACAGTCAACAAGATAAATGGCACTTGTAAACTTTACAGATCTGGATTTCGATCAAATAAAAACCTCCTTAAAGGATTATTTGAAAGAAAATTCTAATTTTACTGATTATGATTTTGAAGGATCTAATCTTTCTAACATAATTGATGTATTAGCATACAATACTTACATCTCCTCATACAATGCTAACATGATTAGCAATGAGGTTTTCATAGATAGTGCTACTTTAAGAGAAAATGTAGTAGCATTAGCAAGAAATATTGGTTATACACCTAGATCGAGGACTGCAGCAAAGGCAATAATTTCATTTTTTGTAGATACAACAGGTTTTACTACTAAACCAGTCACTTTAACCCTTAAAAAAGGTATAGTAACCACTTCATCTTCTGTTTTTGGGTCAGAAAGTTACTCTTTTTGCATTCCAAGTGACATTACAGTGTCAGTAGTTGATGGAATTGCTACTTTTAACAATGTTACCATCTATGAAGGGACATATTTGACCTCTAATTTTACAGTTACTGCTGATGTTCCTGCTCCGCCATCAAGATATATCCTAGAAAATGCAAATATTGACACTTCTACCCTTGAAGTAACTGTTAGAGATACAAAAGCAAGTACTACTGCTAAAAAATATGTATTTTCTGATACATTAATAGAAGTTACTTCCTCTTCGAGGATATATTTCCTTCAGGAAATTGAAGATCAGAGATATGAGCTCATTTTTGGTGATGGAGTCTTTGGAGAAAAGTTAAAAGCACTCAATTATATTGAAGTTTCCTATATTACTAGTAGTGGAGTTACTGGAAACAATGTTTCTTCCTTTAGTTTTAATGGAAGAATAGTAGATAACAATAATAACCTTGTAAGTACTGGAATTTCTATACTTTCTACTGTAAATGAATCTGTAGGAGGTAAAGAAATTGAATCTGTGGATTCTATAAAGCGTTATGCTCCTAAAATTTACTCGGCATACAATAGAGCAGTAACTGCTGGTGATTATGAAGCATTAATTCCTAAAATTTACCCAGAAACTGAATCCGTATCAGTTTTTGGGGGCGAAGAATTAAGTCCTCCTCAATATGGAAAGGTTTTTGTTACAATTAAGCCTTTTTATGGACCATATGTTCCAGATTCCATCAAAAACAACCTTAATACTATATTAAGAAAATATTCTGTTGCTGGAATTGTTACTGAGATCTTAGATTTGAAATATTTGTATGTAGAAGTAGATATTAATGCTTATTATAACCCAAGTTTAGCTGCAGATGCTGCTGCAGTCAAAACTGTAGTTTTAAATAATATTACTAAGTATAGTGATTCAGAAGATATGAATAAATATGGTGCGAAATTCAAATATAGTAAATTTCAATCCGTTGTAGACAATAGTAGTGACTCTATAACTTCAAATATTACTAAAGTTCAAATTAGAAGAGATATGAGACCTTTGTTAAATCAAAGTGCTCAATATGAAATATGTTATGGTAATCCTTTTTATATAAAGAGTAATAATGGATATAATATCAAATCATCAGGATTTTCTATCTTTGGAGTATCTGATACGGTTTATCTAGCAGATAAACCCATTAATGATAGAATAGGTACAGTATTTATTTTTAAATTGCAAGGAAAAAATGCTCCAGTATTAGTAAGAGGTAATGTAGGAACTATTGATTATGAAAAAGGAGAAATAATGCTTAAACCTATTAATATTATAGGAACATCTAAAAAAGTTCAAGATATTTCAATTATAGAAATTTCAGCATGTCCCAAATCTAATGATGTTATAGGATTGCAAGATCTTTATTTACAATTAGATATTAACAATAGTACAGTTGATATGATAGCTGATACTATTACTTCTGGTGAAAATACATCAGGCACTCTTTATACAGCAACTTCAAGTTATGTAACTGAGGCTATAGCTAGATTGACTGAAAGTGAGGCTTTAAATACTAACCTCATTTCCTCAGATACATATATCTTAGGGTCTCCTACTACACAATCATATTAAACCATCCCGTAAGGATAAATGCCAGAAAATACAAGAGTAAAAATTAGTTCAGTTGTTAAAAATCAACTGCCAGATTTTATAAGAGCGGATTTTCCTCTTGCTGGTGATTTTTTAGCACAATATTATACTGCTATAGAAAATCAAGGTTCTACTCTTGATGTTCTTCAAAATATTGACAAATATGTAAAAGTTGATGAATTAACAGATCTTGTAGATTCTACTACTCTTTCTTCTAATGTAGGAATTGCTGATAATGTTATATCTGTAGATTCTACTACAGGATTTCCAAATACTTATGGATTGCTTGAAATAGATTCTGAAATTATTACATATACAGGGATTACCACTAATTCTTTCACTGGATGTGCAAGAGGGTTTAGTGGAATTACAACTTATATTAGTCCTATTAGCTCAGATGAACTTGTTTTCTCTCAATCAGGGATTACTACTCATGTATCGGGAACTGTAGTTAATAATTTAAGCATTAGATTTTTACAAGAGTTTTTTAAAAAAGTAAAAAAACAAATTACTCCTGGATTTGAAGAAAGAACTTTATCGACAGATATTAATAAGAGATTATTTACTAAACAAGCAAAGGATTTTTATTCTTCTAAAGGAACTGACCAATCTTTTGAAATTTTATTTAGAGCATTATATGGAGAAGATGTTAATGTACTTAAACCAAGGGATTTTCTCTTAATACCTTCTAATTCTAATTATAAAGTTTCTGAGCAGATAGTGGTAGAATCTATTGAAGGAGATCCTATGGATCTTATTAATAGAAACTTATTTCAAGATGCAGTTGAAGGATTACCTAAGGCTACCGGTGCTATTAGTGATGTTGAGAGAATTGTAAGAGGAGATAATACCTACTATAGAATGAGTTTGGATTATAATCCCAAGTCTTATAACTTAGATAGTAGTAATTTTTCTATTCATCCCAATACTAAATTAATAGATTCTATTTCTATAGGATCTACTGTGATGAGTGTAGATTCTACAGTTGGATTTGGAACAACTGGTACTTTGCTTGCTAATTTTGATGATGGAACTTCTAATACTATAACTTATTCTTCTAAATCTTTAAATCAATTTTTTGGTTGCGAAGGGGTTAGTAGAACTATTGATTCTACTCAAAATCTTATATCTAATGTATATGCATATGGATATTCTGGAATAGGAACTGCTAATGTAGTAAAGGTAAGAGTAACTGGGGTTCTCTCAGAATTAGATTATTCTTTTGATGGAAATTTAAATAATGAAATAGGGGATATTATAGAACCTAAAGGATTAGGAACTAATAAAGTTAATAAAATTAATAAAAGCTTATTTTCTAATATTTCTACTACTTATGATGTACATTCAATTGAATTAATTGACGCATCTAACTTTACCTATAAACTTAATCTTTTTGATAATCATAATTTTATAGTAGGTGATAATGCTTTAATTAATAGTATTCAATGTTCTATTATTTCCCTTTTAAGTTCAAAAGAAATCTTAATTAAAGGTGCTGGTGAGTTAAGTGAAAACGTTAATTATAAAATACAAAGATTATTATCTAAAGCTAATTTATCTAATTATCCAAGCGCTAGTAATTATACTACAAATATTCAAAATGTTTATTCTGATGATGCAGAATCTACTTATATTGCTTCTCCTTCTATTCCAAGCTATTTTAATGATGCTTTAGATATTAGAAAAACTACTTTAACTTTTTCTGGCATTTTTAATAGTGATACTGAGATTACAATTGATAATCATGGATTACTAACTGGAGAAAGAATAACTTATGTTGGAGGAGGAGATGGTAATGAATTAGATATAACTGAAGGGGAATATTTTGTTAAAAAAGTTAATAATGATATTATAAAATTATCTAGAAGTAGTGCAAATATTTCGAATGCTGATTATGTTTCATTTTCTGGAAATGTAACTAATAATAGGTTTGAAATTTCTGAATTTTTCCAAAAAACTATAAGATCCCAAAAATTAATAAGAAAAATTCAAGATCCTATACCTACTAAAGTTTTTTCTTCTACTCAACCAGGAAAAACAGGTATTTTGGTAAATGGAGTAGAAATTGTTAATTACAAATCTAATGATGTAGTTAATTATGGACCTTTGGAAGAAATTTCAGTAGTTAGTGAGGGGAATTATTATGATATAGTAAATCCACCAATATTATCTGTTTCTGATCAAGTAGGAACAGGAGCATCTGCTTTTTGTGAAGTTCAAGGTTCCATAAAAAGAATAGATGTTGTAGATGGTGGATTTGATTATCTTACATTACCTACTTTAAAAATATCTGGAGGAAATGGATCTGGATGTATAGCATCTCCTAATTTAATTTCTGTAGATCATTCTGTTGAATTCAATTCAATAGAAACTGCTGGATTAGTTAATCTTACTAATAATACTATTGCATTTTCTACTTATCATAAATTTAGAGATGCTGAAATAGTTTCTTATAATACACAAGGTCAAACTGCTATTGCTGGTTTAACTACCGGTGCTGCATATTATTGTTGTGTTAAAAATGCTACTACTGTTTCTTTACATAAGAATTATTCAGATGCTATATCTGGAGTTTCTAGCATAAGTTTAACTGCTTATGGAGCTGGAATTCAAAAATTAGATTGTCAATCTAAGAAGAGTATTGTTAGTTCTGTAAGTATTGGAAATAGTGGTTCTGGTTATACTAATAGATTGACATCTATTACGTCATCTGGAATTAATACCGCTATCAATACCATTAATATTAAAAATCATAAGTATTCTACTGGTGAACTTTTGAGATATGATACCAAAGGAACATCTATTACAGGACTTACAACTTTAACTGATTATTATGTCACTAAAATAACAGGAGATTCTTTTAAATTATCTGCAGTAGGTGTAGGATCTACTCCTGCTACTTTCTATTTGAGAAATAAGAAATATGTTAACCTATTAGATGGTGGTTCTGGCACTCATGAGTTTAATTATCCTCCTATTACAGCAAAAATAGAAGGACATATAGGAGTTTCTACATTTAGCGGTCAAGATTTCAATGCTTCTTTGAGAATTGTAGGAAAAGGATCTATAAAATCTGTTTATGTGGTTGATGGTGGAGTAGGATATGGTTCTTCTGAAGTTATTAACTATAATAAACAACCAGAATTTACTTTTAAAAGGGGTAAAGATGCTCAATTATACCCTATAGTATCCGTTGAAGGAAAAATAACAGAAGTAATAGTTCTTAATTCAGGAACCGAATATAATTCTGCACCTCAATTAACTGCATATGGTGAGGGGATGGGATGTGTTTTATTGCCATTATTAAAAGGTGGTAAAATAGATTCTGTTAAAGTAGTTAAAAGTGGTATTGGATATACTTCAACATCAACCAATGTCTTTATAACTCCTAATGGAAGAGAGTGTAAATTATATTCTAATGCCAAGACTTGGGTTATTAATAATTTTGAAAGATTATATCAAAATAATCAAATTACAACTGATGATGGAGTTGTGAGTAAAGGATTAAATCCAGATTATCAATTAGAATATACTCATCTATATGCTCCTAGAAAATTAAGACAATCTACTTATGTTAAAAAGTCTGTAGGAGATAAAGAAGTTTTTGTTCCTGATTTAAGTTTAGAAAATGATATAGAACAGAATTCTGGTGCTCATTCTCCAATTTTAGGATGGTCATATGATGGAGCTCCCATTTATGGTCCTTATGGATATACTTCCAATTCTGGAGGTTCTATTAAAATTATAGAATCTGGTTATAGTGTTTCTATTTCTTCAGATAGGCCCAATCCATTAACTTCGGAGGGAGAATCTATATATCCCAATGGATTTTTTATAGAAGATTATGTTTATCAAACAGATAAAGATTTAGATGAACATAATGGAAGATTTTGTAAAACACCAGAATATCCAAATGGAGTTTATGCATATTTTGCTACTATTAATCCAAATGTTAGGGATTCTGAAGGATTATTTAAGAATTATAGAAGACCTGAGTTTCCTTATTTTATAGGTAATTCATATAAGCATCAGCCAATAGAATATAATTTCGAGAGTTTATCTAATCAAGATAATATTAATCTGAATAATACAGATTTAGTAAGAAATACTAATAATTATAATTTCTTATTTAATAAAACTAGTTATGATTTCTTGGTAAATCCTAATGATATTCATGAACAAAAAACATATGTTACTCAAACTTCTGCTGGATCAATATCTAGAATAGGAGTTTCTACAGGAGGTTCTGATTATAGAATTGGAGATTATTTGGTATTTAATAATGAAGGGTCTAGTGGATATGAAGCTCATGCTATTGTTGATTCTATTGGTGGAAAGACTATAAATCAAATTAGTGTAGCTAATACAACATTTTCTAATGTAGAATTTTTACCAGATCCATATAGCACTAAGTTTGTAGGATATACAACTATTCCTCATAATTTATATGTAAATGAGTTTCTTACTATTAGTGGTTTAAATACAGATGGATTGGTAAATGATTATACTCAACCAGTAGGAGTAACAACTTATCAATTTAAATTGATAGGAGATGTTGCTGGAATTAGCACTACAGGAATAGTTACTTTCTTTAATATTAAAGGGGATTTGCAAGTTCCTCATATTAAAGAAAATGATCTTTTAGGAATAGGTACTGAATGTGTAAAAGTTTTAAATGTAGATCCTCAGTCATCTAGAATTAGAGTGATAAGAGAATGGAATTCTACTACAGGAACTTCTCATACTTCCAATAGTCTTATTTCACAGAAACCAAGAACTATTAATTTTTCTCCTTTTGTAAAGAAAGGAAAAAGTGATTTTAGACTTAATAGAGAATTATATTTTAATCCTAAAGAATCTGTAGGTTTAGGAACTCTTTCTGGAGTTGGAATAGGTTCTACTTTAGTATTTGTTAATCCTGGAGCTGGATTAAGTGAAATTTTTATACCTACAAAATCAATTTACTTTAGAGATCATGGTCTTAAGTCTGGCGATACTTTGACTTATAGAAATAATGAAGGAACTTCTTTGGGGGTTTCTACTGATGGTATTATGGAATTTGCTCTTGCTAATGAGCAAACTGTGTATGCTGCTCCATTATCAAAAGATTTAATAGGAATTGCTACTGCTAGAGTAGGTTTAGGATCTACAGGATCTTTTGTAGGAATTAATAGTACTACTAATATTAGTACTTTATATTTTACTGGAATTGGGACCGGATTATATCATAGCTTAAAAACTAATTATTCGAATGTTCTTACTGGAAAACTTAATAGATCTCTAGTAACAGTATCCACTTCATCAACTCATGCTCTTTTAACTAATAACACAGTAAATTTAAGTGTACTTCCAGGAATAACTACTACAATAAAAGTAGCTTATAATGATTATAATAGAAGAATTGTTATAAATCCTCGTTCATTTACAGAGTCTGATATTGATGTTGATAATAATACTATTACTATTTCTAAGCATGGTTATTTAAATGGACAAAAGGTAGTATCTACTGCTACTACATCTCCTGGAGGTTTAGTTGATAATGGAATATATTATGCATATGTAGTAGATGAAGATACAATTAAATTATGTAATGAATATTATGAAGCTATAAGTCCCACTCCTCATATAATTGATATTACAAGTTCATATGCTGGGACTATATCACCTATTAATCCTAGAATACTTTTAGAGAAAAATCAGCAAGTTGATTTCGATCTTTCTGATTCTTCTTTATCTTTTACTGATAATGAAGTATCATATAGTGCATTTGATTTTAATCTTTATTCTGATATAGAATTAAATAATATTTTTTATACCTCCCAACAAACTGCAGCATTTAATATTAGTAGAACTGGAAATATAGGAATAGATACAACAGCTAAATTAACTATTAAGAATGTTAAGGAAATTTCGCAAGATTTATATTATAATTTAATTCCAGTAAATGATGTTTTAAACACTAATGTTAAAAAGGAAATTGTTAGAGATACTTTTAATAATATAAATTCTAACAGCATAGTTTTTGTTGGCAATTCTTTAAATGGAAGAAAAACCATAGTAGGAGTTGGAAGTACTACATTTTTATTCTCTGCTCACGTTTCTCCCAAAAAACTTGAATATTCTTCTGAGGATGGAACTTTTTCGTATACTTCCTCTCGAACTGTAGCACCTGGTCCTATTGCATCTATTAAAGTAAGATCTGCAGGTAAAGAATATAAGTCTCTTCCAGGTATTAGTACTATTAGATCTCATGCAGGAAAAAATGCAATTTTAGAACCATTTACTAATTCTATTGGAAGAATATCAAAGGTAGATATTCAGAATATAGGATTTGATTATTCTGCAGATAGGACTTTAAGACCTCAAGCTCAAATTCCTCATTTAATAAAAGTAGATGCTTTGGCTTCTCTTAAAAGGGTTGGAATTTCTTCTGGAGGAACTAATTATTTAAATTCTCCAGGATTAGTTGTTTTAGATGGTTTTACAAAGAAACGTGTTTCAGATATTCATTTAGATTATGAAATAGGTGATTCTGAAGTTACTATTTTACGTAATAGTAAATTTTTAAATGATATTACTCCTACTATAATTCCTACTAGTAATTCTAATGGTATTAGTATTAATAATATAGATTATAATAGTGGAACAAAAGATATAACAGTCACCATTGGAGCTAGCTTTAGTGATGCTGCTGATTATCCATTTGAAGTGGGTAAGAAGGTAATGATAGAGGGTGTTAGTGTTGGTGTTGGAAGTACTGGAAAAGGTTATAATAGTGAAAATTATGATTATACTTTATTTGAAATTTTAGCAACCCATCCTAATATTGGAGGGACTCTTGGTACTGTAAGGTATAGTTTATCCAATATTATTGGAGATGGAGAAGTACCAGGTGCATTTGTTTCAGCTTCTTCGGCAGGAAAAATTATACCAGAAGAATATTTTCCTATTTTTGATATTAAATTACAGAAAAATAAATTTGAGATTGGAGAAACTTTAATTTCAGGAAATAAAACTGGAATTCTTCAATCTTCTAATAAAATAAATGGTATTCTTAAAGTATCTTCATCTCAGGATTTTGCTGTAGGAGATTCTTTGACTGGAGAGAGCTCTGGAACTGAAGGAGTTATTACTGATTATACTTCTTATAATACTTTATATAAAGTTGAATCTTCCTCTATAGTTCAAGAAGGATGGAAAACAAATTCTGGTTTCTTAAACGATAGTGAACAAAGAATTTTTGATAGTAATTATTATCAATATTTTTCATATTCTCTTCAATCTGAAGTACAATATGCTAAGTGGAATGAACCAGTATCTTCTTTAAATCATACAGCAGGATTTAAAAAGTTTAGTGATTTAATAATAAGAACAGAAACAGATGTAGGAGTTTCTACTGATCAAAGTGAAACTAAATTTGATGTTATAACAGATTTTATTTCCATTATGGATTTAAATACTGTATTTGATTTTGATTTAGCTAGAGAAAAAACAATAGAGATAGATTCTGCAATATTATCAGATGAAATAGTATTTGATTCTAGAATTCTTCAGGATTATACTGAATCCATTGGTAATAGAGTATTAACTGTTGATGATATTAGCGGAGATTTTAATAATAATGCAAGAACAGATGCATTTATGTCTGTTGATACTTTTAATTTATCTAACGTTAGATATAAGAAGTATCTTGCTTATATTAGAGATAAGAGATATACCAAAGAAAGACAAATAATGATAGTTTCTGCAATTCGTAATGATACTGGTACTTTTTTATTAAATCAATATGGTAGAGTTGAAACTCCTAGCGATGCTGGAGAATATGGTAATGATTTAGGTTCATTTGATATGGACATTGCTGGTGATGATGGAAGACTTTTATTCTATCCTAAGAAATTTAAGTATAATAATTATGATGTTTCTAACGTTTCATTTAATATTTCTGATAGTGTATCTGGAGTTGGATCTACTGGATTGGGTGGAATTGTTAATGTTGTTAGTAGTACTACAACTATACCTTTAGGAATTACTACACAACATAATATTGTATCTTTTGCCACTACTTATAGAGGATCTAAGATATTAGTATCCTATGCTGCTAGTGATGCATCTTATTGGGAACATGATGAAATAACTTTGATTCATGATGGAAGTGAAGTAGATTTAGTAGAATATGGACAATTAAGTACAGGAGATATTGGAAGTGCTTCTGGAGAACCAGGACTTGGTACTTATAGTGCTTATATTGCTGGTTCTAGAGTTCATTTAGATTTACATCCTACAGTTTCTACTGCAAGCACATATGTTGCCAATACTCTTCATGTTGACTTTGGAAATGCTTCATCTGCTGGTATTGGTACTACTACATTAAATACAACTCAATTAGATTCTTGGTATACTTCTATATCTTCTAGCGGTTCTCCATCTGCTAACACTGTAGCCAAATATGAAAGTGAAACCTATAACGGAGCATATTATGTGGTATGCGTTGAAGATACTACTAACAGTCAATATCAAGTATCTGAGGTAATGGTAATAGATGATGGAACAACTCCTTATGTTACAGAATGGGCTATTAACCAAACTAATGCTAATTTAGGTGATTTTAGTGCTTCTATTTCTGGAGATTATACAAATCTTACATTTACTCCTTTAGCTAGTGCTAATGTCCAAGTAAGAGTCTTTCAGACTGCTATGAGACTGGTAGATGAGAATAGTACAGTTACTGAGATAGATTTGACCAATGCTACTATTAATACTGGTTATGGTGCTTATTCTGCAACTGAAACAGATGTTAAGAGAGCATTTGAATTAAAGCATAGACAGCTTCCAATCTTTAAGAGAGACTTTGTAGGAAGTGCTACTACAGTAGTTAGTCTCACTCAAGATACAGTTAGAATACCTGATCATTATTTTGTTACTGGTGAACAATTATCTTATAGGTATACTGGATCTGGCACTACATCATCTATTGGTATTACTACTCAAACTATTACTGGGTATGGAAGTACTGATAAGATGCCTTCTACAGTCTACGCTGTTAAGGTTGATGACTCTACTCTTAGGTTAGCTACTTCTGCAGAAAACGCATTAAAGACTACTCCTACTTATTTGGACATTACTGCTGTAGGTGTTGGAACTTCTCATTCCTTTACTTCTACTAAACAGAATTCAAGAGTTGTATTAAGTATTGATAATGTAATCCAATCTCCAATAGTTGCAACTTCAGTAACTACTACTATTAGTGCTAATGTATCAGCTACTACTGATAAGATTAAATTATCAGGTATAACGTCTATTACTGGTGGTGATTTATTGAAGATCGGTGATGAAATTATGAAAGTTGATTCTGTTGGGTTGGGGGCTACTAACGTTTTATTAGTTACAAGACCTTGGATGGGAACTCAAGCTACATCTTATACAGATGGTACTTTAATTACTAAGGTTGATGGAAACTATAATATTGTAGATAGTACTGTTAATTTCTTTACTGCTCCTGTAGGATTAATTCCACTTTCAACTACTACTAATGAACCAGATGAAAGGGACTGGGTTGGAATTGCTACTCATTCTACTTTTAATGGAAGGTCTTTCATGAGATCTGGTGTTACAGACACTGCTAGTGAACCTTATGCTGGTAATTATATTTTTGATGATGTTTCTGCTAATTTCACTGGATTGACTACAGAATTCACTATTCAATCAGATGGAAGTAATATAGCAGGATTCTCTACAAGTAATGCTATTATTCTTGTTAATCAAATTGCACAAGGACCACAAAGATATACTGGTGGGGTTCATGTTCCTGGAGACTATACTCTTATTGAAGGTAGTGTTGGTATTACTAGTATTCAATTTACAGGTTCTATAGCATCAGTTACTTCTGATCCTAATAGTTCTAATGTACCTCTTGGTGGTGTTATTGTTTCTGTAGGTTCTACGGAAGGATTGGGATATCAACCATTAGTTGCTGCAGGTGGTACTGCTGTTGTATCTGGATTGGGTACTATTAGTTCTGTAAGCATAGGAAACAGTGGATCAGGGTATAGAACTGGCATCCAGACAATTGTTAATGTAGGAGTTCAGACATTAAGCACAGGAGCACCTAATATTGAGTTTATTGGTACAGCTGCAATAAGTGGCGGTAATATTGTAAGTATTGCTATTACTAATCCAGGTACTGGTTATACTTCAACTAATCCTCCTACTGTTGTTATAGATGAGCCATTATCTTATGATAATATGCCTCTTTTCTATTGTTCTAATCAATCTGGGGTAGGATCAGAAGCAAGAGCTAATATAGTTGTTGGTTTGGGGGGTAGTGTAATTGATTTTGAGGTTATTAATGAAGGATATGGTTATGGTGAAACTCAAAAATTAACTATAGGAGTGGGAGGTACAGTAGGTATCCCAACTGCTGGAGCTTCTGAATTTAAAGAATTCCAATTAACAATTCAAGAAACTATTAGTGATAGTTTTGCTGGATGGACTGTTGGTGATTTCCAAGTTTTAGATCCTTTAGATTCTTTATTTGATGGAAAGACTACTTCTTTTGCATTAAATCTTAATGGAGTACAGCAAACTATTCAATCTAAACCAGGGTCTAATATTGATGTTGAAGTTGCACTTCTAATATTCATTAATGATATTTTACAGGTCCCTGATATAGGATATACGTTTAAAGGTGGTAGTTATATTACCTTTAAGGAAGCTCCTAAATCAGGAGATACTTCTAAGATTATTTTCTATCAAGGAACTGGTTCTGTTGATGTTACTCAGGTTGATATTTTAGAAACAATAAAAGTAGGTGATGAAGTTAAACTTTATGATGAGGATATTGATTTGGAGGAAAATAAGAGGACTGTAACTTCTATTAATGCTTCTGATAGTATTAATACAAATCTTTATCCTGGTCCTGGTATTACCACTAATGAAAGTTTCCAAAGAGCTGTTACATGGTCTAGACAAACTACAGATAAGTTTATTGATGGAGAATCGGTTCCTAAGAATAGAATTAATTATGAACCGTTAATATATCCCACTACTAATATAATTCAATCTGTAGGTGTGGGATCTACTGTGATTTTTGTTTCTAATATAAGAACTTTCTTTGATAGTACTAAAGAAAATTATAATGGACAAACAGATATTAGAATAATTTCTCAAGATAGTATTGTAGGAGCATCTGCAACTGCTTTTGTTTCTGTTGCTGGAACAATAACTTCATTTGATATTACAAACCCTGGAGTTGGTTATACTATAGCACCAAGTGTGTCTATTACTACTCCTGTAGGTTTAACTACTTCTCAGGCAGCACAAGCAACTGCTACTATAAGTGGAGTAGGAACTGTTAATGCTATTACAGTATCTTATGGTGGAACTTCTACTGGATTTGCATACACCAATACTGCAGCTCCTTCTGTTCTTATAGGAGAACCTAAATCAGTTGCTTCTATTGAAACTATTGAGAATGTATCATATTCTGGAGATTTTGGAATTATATCTGGTATTTCTACTACATCGGTTGGAGTAGCATCTACTGGTATTGTCTTTGATTTACTTCTTCCTAAAGAATCTTTATTCAGGGATGCTGCTATTGTAGGAAGTGCTTTGACTGTTAGTGGAATTGCAACTGGATATTATTTCACAGTATTTAATTCTAATGTAGGCGCTTCAGTAACTTCTCTTTATCAAGATGGTACTGTAGTAGGAATTGGAACTTCTTTCTTAGATAATATCTATGAAGTTGCTAGTGTCTCTATAGGTCAAACTATTGGTTTGGGAATTGGGCAAACATATGTTGCTAAGGTAACTGTGAGTGTTCAAGATTATAATGGATTAACTGGACTTGGATATAGTGAATTCTTTGGAGAATATAGTTGGGGAAGAATTGCTACTTCTCCTCGAGTATCTGCAAGGGTATTTACATCTTATGGTGGTGATAGCAATGGATTAGTAGGAATAACTACTTCTCCTATAGTTGAAAGAGTGAATCCATTAAGATACTTAAATTATAACACATAAATAACTAAAAAAAATAGTAAAAAATGTCAGCTATTATAACTGATCAACTTAGAATATTGAATGCGAAGAATTTTGTGTCGGCAGCCACTTCTTCAGTTAATTCATATTATTCATTTGTTGGTTTACCTAATGCTACCAATTATTCATCTACTTGGGATGCTAATCCACCAGCACCTAAGGATAGTTTTGATCAAGAAGATGATTATTGGGATACAATGATTGCACTAAAGAAGATTACTACTTCTGATGTGCGTAGGATGGTTAATAAGCATACTTGGACGTCAGGTATAACTTATGATATGTATCGTGGGGATATTAGTAGAACTAATACAGCTAAACCTTCAGGAGCAACTAGTTTATATTCTGCCAAATATTATGTTGTAAATGAAGATTATAAAGTTTATATTTGTCTTCAAAATGGGACTGATCCAGAAAATACTACAGGAAGACCTTCCCTAGATCAACCAACTTTTACTGATCTTGAACCAAAGGCTGCTGGAGATAGTGGTGATGGTTATATTTGGAAATATCTTTATACTATTAAACCGAGCGATATAACTAAATTTGATTCTACTAATTTTATACCAGTTCCTGAAGATTGGGAAACTAATACAACTAATGCTGCTGTGAGAGATAATGCATCTACTAGTGGTCAGTTAAAAATTATCACTATTACTAATAGAGGAGCTGGTATAGGAACTGCTAATAGAACTTATACTGGAGTTCCTGTAAATGGAGATGGATCAGGAGCAGAAGCTACTATAGTTATCAATAATGATGCTAAAGTAGAGTCTGTAAATGTTTCTAAAGGAGGTTCTGGATATACTTATGGTACACTTGATTTAGCAGCAGGTGGAGTTCCAACAGGAACTACTGTTCCTATTTTTAATGTTATTATTCCACCTCAAGGGGGACATGGAGCAGATATTTATAGAGAATTGGGATCGAGTAATGTTTTAGTTTATTCTAAAATAGAAAATGACACAGAAAATCCTGATTTTATAACTGGAAATCAAATTGCTAGGATAGGAATAGTAGAAAATCCTCAATCTTATGATTCTTCTGCTAATTTAAGTTTATCTAAAGCTAGTTCTCTTTATGCTTTAAAACTTATTGGAGCAGGTTATACTACTGCTACTTTTAATTTGGATGGTCAAGTAACTCAAACTGTTGGGTTAGGATCTACTGCTGTAGGCAGAGTTGTTTCTTATGACCAAACTACAGGAGTTCTAAAATATTGGCAAGATAAAAGTTTAGTCGGATTTAATAGTGATGGATCTTTAAAAACTGATCCTACTTATGGATATGCATTACATAGATTTACATCTAATCCTACTAGTGGAGGAAATGTTAATATTGCTAGTAATGAGGGTACTTTGGGTATAGATACTAGTTTTGGAACATCAGGCGCTCCAGGTATAAGTACTGTAATAAATAATAGAACATATTACCTAGGACAAAGTTTTACTCAAGGAGTTTCAAATCCTGAAGTTAAAAAATATTCTGGTAATATAATATATGTTGATAACAGACCTTCTATTACTAGGTCTGCTAACCAAAGAGAAGATATTAAAGTCATTTTGCAATTCTAAAGAATCATGCCACAGGAAACCAATTTAAACGTCGCTCCTTATTTTGATGATTATCAGAAGAA